ACGACCTTGAAAAATCGAAACAGGCCCTGTATGGCACGGAGAGACCGTGGAGAAGTTCGGTCAAACCATTGGTAAGTGGTATCAAGGAAAAGCATATTGATATGTGGAGGAAACAGCGTATGAAAAAAGTTCTGATTATGTTTTTGACTATGGCACTGTTCCTTGCTGGATGCGGAAAAAACAGGGATTCATCACCCCAATGGTCCCCCGATGATCCTGTGGTAGAGCAACAGGAATCTTCCCCTTCTGAAACCACAATATCGTCTGAAGATCGTGCCATTCCAGGAAGCTATACCATCCCGGACGGTTGGGTAAAGTCCGAGAAATATTCTACTGGTTCGCAGCTTTTCTACATAGAGGAAGGTCACGAAGATGACGAAAAGCCGGACAACATCTCCATCCATGTAGGAAAGAACAAATATAGTCTGGAGGAGCATGAGCAGTTCCGGGATGCCATCGTCCAACAGCTTTTGATGCAGCTGAACGGTATCAAAGCTGAGCTGAACGGAGACGGCACATATACTGAGCAGGGCGATCTGCTGTATATTTTTACCATTGATGAGGGAGATATTGTCACGACACAATACTATATTGTGAAAGACTATGGGTTCTGTTTAATTCATCTTACCAATTTCAGTGGAGCAGAAACCACTGAACAAGCAGCTAGGGACATGGTGGACAGCTTTGTTTGGGACGCCGAATGATCATATCGTTTCCCATTCAGCGAACGGACCTTTTCCAAACTGCCAAGTGCGCAACTCACTCACTCCAATCCGACCGCTGCTCCCTCACATCCACATGGACAAATCCCTGCTTTGTATAG